TACGGCGACTTATGGAGACAAAGTAGTTCAACTCACCTCTGCCAAGCGCTTCTTCATGGAGATGCGTGCACAGACAAGTCTCGCTGCAACGACAGATCTGCAATTCGGTCTGACCGCCCTGACCGCGACAACGAATCCGGAAGATCTCTGGACGACTACTGCAACGGATGTGATTGCCTTTGGGGTGCTGAATGGAAGCGCCTATCCACAGCTGCTGTCGGACCTTTCGAACAGTGGCTCGACGGCGGAGACAGGAACACTCGCGATCAGTGACGCAACCTGGACAACCTTGGCGATCTATTGGGATGGGTACTATCTCTATGGCTACGTCGATGGCCAGCTGTCCCTCAAATGGTCCCAGACTGTCGCCGCCACAGTTCCGACTGGCGTTGCCCTCGCTCCGTTCTTCGGCTTCCGCACAGGGACAGCCGCCGGCAATATCGGTACCTTCGACTACGTTCGCTACGTAGTTGAGCGTTAATCTTACTCAGAAAGGAAATCAAAATGCCCGCTAATCAAAGTATCGCAACACAAGGCAGTGCGAAGGTCAGTAACATCTGGAATACTGATCACGCGCTGGCGGATGAAGGAAGTTTCTTCATCGCAACGAATACGACGGTAGGAACTGCAATTGCCATGACGACGAGTGTCGTGGACGATGCGGCGACTGCTTCGGCGACTCACGCACAGAATGTCCCGTATCTCTACATGCAGAATCGTGGAGCTCTGGGCGATCCGAACAGCAAGAGCATCTATCTGCGTTATATCAAACTCTTCTCTCGCATCGGCGACCAGGCCTGGACCAGTGCAACTCAGGCTCTGTTCTCGGTACGGAGTGATGGAAGCGGCGACCGTCGGACGACGAAGGGGACGGCATTGACTGTCTACAACGCCAATACGAATTTCAGTCAGACCTCCGCGGCCGACTTCACCGCTGGCGGTAACGTATGCAGTCTGCCAGGAGGCACAGGTCGAGTGCATACTCATGGGCTGATTCAATCCTCCATCCCCCTTGCGGGTTCGACCTGGATTTTTACTTTCGGTGACCAAGTCATGCCAAGCAACTTCGGTTATGCCTCCGTCATCAATGCTCTGACTATCGGCTGTCCGCCTGTTGTCATTGCCCCAGGTTGGTCCATGCAACTCGATCTTTGGGCCACTGCCCTCGCCGCCGCGCCGACGTTTGAAGTTGAAGTCGGTTACGCCGAGCGCTGGAATGGTCAGTAAACTATACACAAAGGAAAACGAAAATGTCAAATCTTGATATTGCAGGTTACAATCGTCTGGGGCAAGTGTTCTGTGCCGCGAACGTCGCTGCGAAGTCCGTAATCGCAGTTACCACGGCCATGACGGGACTGATTCTTTACAATCCGCGTAACTCCGGAAAGGTCGCCATCCTCATTGATGCGGGCTTCGTCTGGACGACCGCCCCTGCCGCAGTGCATAACATCGGCATTGCTCTTGCAGCGCCAAATGCCACTGCACCTTCGAGCCTGACGGCCGCCGGTTCTGGCGTTTTGCTGGCCAATGGCACAGGCAACGCAGGTAACGCCACTCTCCTCGCCTACGACGCCGCGACTCTTCCCGTCGCTCCTGTCGCAGTCCGGTGGTTCGGCGGCGGTGTCTATGGTTCAGGGGTTGGCGAATCCCCTTATTCCATGATCGACCGGATCGAGGGTGCAATCTGTCTCGTTCCTGGAGCAGTCGCCTGCCTGACCGTCGTCACCACCACTGCTGTTGGTATGGGAAGTTTTACCTGGGCCGAAGTACCCGCGTAATCTTACGCTGCCAGAAGGGGGGAGGATAACCCTCCCTCCGCCTCGATTGGAGTTGTGATGGCAAAGCACACTGTAAATCGCATCAAAATAATGGACGGTCCGAGCCATGTTACGCTGCATGTATTTCTGCAGTGCGACGGGCAGTCGGGCGATCTTTCCAATTACGTGATTCTTGATCCGGCGACTGACCTGCAACCCTTCATGCCGCAACATCAGGACCTTCTGGTCAAACAAGTCTGGTACGAGCTCGGTGGGTTTAGCATAACTTTCGCGTTTAATTCACTCACTCCTCAGCCTTTCTGGACGTTGACTCCTGGAGCCAGTCTTCATCATGACTGGAGATTTTTCGGCGGCCTTCGTGACTATTCTAGCACACAAATGTTGCAGAATAAGGGACAGCCGAATGCAAGTCCGTCCACCCTTCCTGTTGAAACGCTTCCACTTTACGGCACCTCAGGGATTGATTCCGACGGTAAACTTATGATTTCGACGAATGGGTTCTTCGATGCATCCGACAGCGGGACTTTCGTCCTCTGGATGGAGAAGCGTGATCGCGTAACTCCGCAGCCTTACTAAGGGGAACAAGATGCCAGATATTCAGGACAAGACAATCATCCGCCTGCAAGAGAGTTCGGCGGCTACCGGTGGAAATGCCTTCACGTGGCCTGGAGGCCCAGGAACATTCAGTGCCGAGGCAACGTGGGGCGGTGGTTCAGTGACTCTTCAAACGCAATCTGGGAATGGAACCTGGATTGCGGTAGGAGCAGACGCACAACTTCTTGCAAACGGGATTGTGGGATTTATACTTCCCAAAGGCGCCAAGATTCGGGCGGCTATCACTACCGCCACAGCCGTTTACGCTTACGCTGTTCCGCTGAATTGAGTAATCATGGGAAGTTTAGTTTTCCCGCTGGTTAAAGCGTTACCAAAGTTTGATCCGTCAGTGTTTAGTCTGACGGGAGTGACGCCATTGGACCCACTAGTGCTAGGTGGAAGTCCTCTTGACTTCGCACAGCTGAAAGCGACGCTAGTCTCGTCGTTGATCCCAGAGATTGGTACAGTCACCATTACCGCCACTCGCAGCGGAAGTGTCGAAACCGGCCTGAAATACGACCCTGCCGGACTGATTCAATTCACCAGCGTTGCCGATGAAGCGATATTCGAGGGGGCGAGGCGGGTGAGGAATCTGCTGCCAAGCACAGAGGGTACATTCTCTGGCGGGGGGTGGACGCAAGCTGGAAACATTTCGGTCACGTCGGGGATCACTGACCCAAATGGCGGATCAACCGCATACACGCTGTCTCAGACCGGCGCTACGTCTGCTGAACTTTACACAACTTCTGCGCCTACTTGCCCAACACCTATCGGTTCTGTGTGGATTCGCCGCCGTACTGGAAGCGGAAGTGTTCGCTTGTACGCCGGCAGTTTCTACAAGGACATTACGGCATCACTGACAACTAGCTGGCAGCAACTCAAGACGCTGGCGACAGATACTGCAACGAGTTCCGTTGGTTTTGAACTTCGCCTGTACACCAATGGAGACGCTGTAGATTTCTGGCACCCACAACTCGAAGACGTCACCGGCGAATCCGACCAGACCACTCCTCGGGAGTATGTCTCTGTCGGCGTGTTGTCTGCTCCCTATCACGGCGCTAATGTCGACGGCGTCAAGTATTTCCCCTACGATCTCTCAGGCAATCCCATTCCTACCTCCACGCTAGGAGGGATGACCTCTTGGCCTGCGGCGACTCAGTTGATTGCCGCGACTGCCGACATTCGGGACATGACTACCGCAAGCTGGACGCTCGGCGCAACGATGACGCGGGCGCGGACTTCTGTCGGATGGGACGGCGGCGCTAATCTCGCAACGCGATTGACGGGCGGCGCGGTAGCCGCGACCAATACGATCACTTATACGCTAGTCGCAGCAGCATCGTCGCGCACTTATTCCGTGGGGATCAAGAGAATCACCGGCACTGGCCCTGTCCGTTTGACGCAAGACAACTTCGCCACGAACACGGACATTTCCTCGCAGCTTATTAGTGGTCAGTGGGTGCGCGTCTTGGTCACTCAATCGCAACTTAATGCGGTATTCGGCATCAAGGTCGACACGAACGGCGATGCCATAGACGCCGACATGAATCAGTTCGAGGCGGGAACTGCGGCAACCCCGCCCATCCTGACCGGAGGCGCAACCCGCAACGCATGGACGGCGACCTACACGGGTGGTGACACGGCGAACTACAAGACGCTGGCCTGTACGTTTAAGAGGCCGGTGGGGGTGAGTTCAACTGGATATGTGGCCGCTCTGAGTGATGGGACTCTTAATAACTACTTAGGTTTTTACCTTGCTTCTTCTGGTACTGCATTACGTTTTGAGGGGGTTGCTTCGGCGGTAGGGCAGTGGGCGCAAGCGGCATCTAACGCCTACACTCCCGGAACTCTATCAAGAGTAGCGCAATCTTTCGCCACCAACGACATAAAGATGGACTTCAACGGTGTTGCACAGACGCCCGACACCGTTGCAACTATCCCGACTGTTACTCAACTCAACTTGGGCCATGTAGCCGGTAGTTTCCAACTCGGCGGAACCATCAAGAACGTCTATGCGTGGACTTCAAACAGGTCGCAGGCGGAACTTGCGGCGATTGACAAATGATGAATTGGAGAAAATATGACCGCGCCGAATGACAATACTCCAATTAGCATCATTCAAGATGCTTATCTTGAGGCCAAATTAATCTCCCAAGGAGAGTCCGTTGATGGAGAGCAAATTGTCAATGGGATGAGAAAGTTAACGGGACTGATTAATCTCTGGCAAACGCAGGGGATCAAGCTTTGGCTGAACGTAGACCTTCCTATTACGCTTGTAGCAGGGACGGGGACTTATACACTCGGGCTAACGGGGACAGTCTCGATGGTCAAGCCGCCGAGAGTGATCGATGCTTACTATAGAGATTCAAATGGAATTCGGCGACCCCTTACTCCTCTGGCGTGGACAGACTATATTCGCCTGTCTCAAATTACAACAACAGGAGCAATTAACTCCTACTTCGTAGATAAGCAAGCGGAATTGCTCAGTGTATTCTTCTGGCTCGTCCCTGACGCTACTGCGGCGACTGGCACGGCGCACCTTCTTCTCCAAGAGCAAGTGACCAACTTCATCTCCCTTACGGAGACGATGAACTTTCCCATCGAGTGGCGAATTGCCCTGATGTGGGGACTTGCTGACGAGATCTGTGGAGGACAGCCTCAAGCAATCATGGACCGATGCCAGCAGCGCGCGCAGACTTATCGGGAAGCACTTGAGAACTGGGATGTCGAAGATGTTCCTGTGCGTTTCACTGCAAACGTGCAAGGCCAGTCACATAGAGGAAATTTCCGCTAATGCCACAAGCACCTACCGTCGCGCAGCCGCCGCGACTTCCCCTTGTTATCCAGCCAGAGAACCGAAGCGAGTCCTCTAATAAGGACGCGAAGTTACTTAATGGTTATGTGGAAAAGAACGAGGCAACGGGCGAGACTTGGGTATACAAGCGTCCAGGGTTACTGCAAACAGGTGCTACACAGACGGGAAATGGCTATGGAGTCTACAACTGGCTCGGTGACACTTACGCCATTTTCGGCGCTACGATGTATAAAAATGGGGTTGCGCTAATTGGGACACTTGATACAACAGGTGGCGTGTATCGTTTCTCTCAGTGTCTTGGCACAACTCCTCGAATGCAGTTTGGAAATGGCGTAGCAACCTATAACTATGACGCCGGTGCAGGCATTGTAAAGATCGATCCATTGCTGACTATCACGGCAGGAAGTTTTGTTGTAGGGATAGAATATACTATTCTGACTGTAGGGACGACAGACTTTACTCTAATAGGCGCCTCCGCCAACACGGTTGGAGTAATATTCACCGCAACGGGTGTAGGAGCAGGAACGGGTACGGCGACTACTCCCAGTAACTTTCCTACAACTTGCGTGAAGGGAATTGGATATCTTGACGGAACAGTCTACGTCATGGACGCAGATGCCTCAATTCGGGGCTGTACAAGTCTGAACGATCCAACTTCTTGGACAGATTTGTTAAATCGGTTGACGGCGCAAATTGAAGCAGACCCTGGAGTCGCCTTGGCGAAACAGCTTGTTTATATCATCGCTATTGGTCAGTGGTCAACGGAAGTTTTTTATGACGCGCAGAATGCGACGGCTAGTCCCCTTGGCCCGGTCCAGGGAGCGAAGATAAACTTTGGTTGTGTGAATCAAGATTCAGTGCAAGAAATCGATGGAGTACTTTTCTGGATAGCTTCAAATCGTTCGTCGGCGGCGCAAGTGATCATGGTAGAGAACCTCAAGCCTACGATCGTCTCGACTAAACCGATCGAACGGCTACTGGGAGAAGTGGATTTCAGCGCCGTTCACTCCTGGGGGCTGAAGTATGAAGGCCATCGTTTCTACGGCATCACGCTGAAGAATGAGAACCTCACTCTCGTCTACGACATGACGGATAAGATGTGGGCGCAATGGACGGATGCGAATGGAAATTACTTTCCCATTGTCTCGTCGACTTTTCTTAATGATCATACGCGGCTGCTACAACACGAGACGAACGGGAAGCTTTATCTCTTTGATTCCGACTACACAAACGATGATGGAGATATGATCACGGTTGATTTATATACTCCGAACTTTGATGGCCAGACTCGCCGGCGGAAGACACTCAACATGATGGAATTCGTTGGGGATCAGACAGAAGGAAGCATTCTTCAAGTCCGCCATAATGATAATGACTATGACTCAAAGAAATGGTCGAATCCACGGAAGGTGAACATGGCATTAAAGAAGCCTGTACTGACGGATGAAGGAACCTTTCTTCGTAGAGCTTATCACATTCGGCATCAGTGCAATACTCGCCTTCGTATTCAGGCAATTGAACTTCAACTCGATATTGGAACAATCTGATGGCTAACTTTCAGCCACCGCCCACCTGGGCCCTTCCAATTCTCGTTGATGAACGGACGCAGAAAGCTATCTTCAACCCCATTTGGTTGAAGTGGTTTGTTGATCTAACTCAAGTGCTGGATGCCGCCGGTGGAACTACGCCAAATATTCATAACAATTTGAACTCGATACAGGGCGGTTCGGCGACTCAGCGATACCATTTGACGCAAACAGAGCATGCAGCACTGACGGCGGGATTTAGCGGAACAGGAAATATAGTCCGGGCGACTGCTCCGACAGTTACTTCTATCACGGTGAGCGTAGGCACGTTCATGGTGAAGTCTTCTGCGGCCTTTACGAACGGGGCGGCGGCACAAGTGGGAACACTTAACAATGCACCAGCTGCCGGCAACCCTACCAAGTGGATTCCTGTGGATGATAACGGAACTACAAGGTACATTCCTGCGTGGTAATGCGCGCGAATTATTTATCCATAACTCACGCATGAAACTCGAACTCTACAACCCTCTCCGTAATCCCGAGTATGCCGATCTTGTGATCGACGCATTGCTGGAAGAGAGCGCTGAGCTTAAAGGAACTGAGATCGACTGTGAGCATGTGAAGAATATGCTTGCCACAGTTCCGACAATCAAATGCCTGATTGCGCTAGATGAAGAAGAACTCCTTGGCACAATCATTCTTGCCGTCAGCCCTCTCTGGTACGCTCCTAAGGAGATTGTTGCAAGGGATCTTCTTGTCTGGGTTGCGCCAGAACATCGCGGCGGATCAACTTTTATTCGCATGATTAAGGCTGTGGAATCCTGGGCCCTTCGCGCAAATATTTCTAGGTTATACCTGAGTCAGAGTACTGGAATCGAGGTGGAGAGAACAGCTCGATTGTATGAAAAACTTGGCTACTCGGTCTCCGGGTTCCTATCTAGTAAAAGGATTAAATAATGTGCACAGGTGCAGAACCGGTATTGATGGAGGCTTTTGCCGCTGATGCAATGGCGGAGACGGCCGCAGCAAGTCTGTGGGCGGGAGGGGATGCGGCCGCCATGGCGGCAGGGGAAGCCCTCGGCGCAGGTGCTGCAGAGTGGGGAGCTGGAGCAGCCGCCGCGGATTGGGCAGTCAGTAGCGCAGGAATGGAAGGCTTCGGCATGGACCTTGCAGGGAGTATTCCCGCAATGGACACTCTTGGCTCGACAGGGTGGTTTGACAGCGCCTTGAATACCTTCACCAATGGGGGCATAGATATGGGAACAGCGAAGAGTGCTATGTCCCTTGCCTCCCCTATCATGTCGATAGGAAGTGGACTCTATGGCATGAGTCAAGCGGACCAAATGAAAAAGATGGCTATGCTGGCGGGGAGTAGATCTGATCCCTGGGGAGCATCGGGAGGGAGAGGCGTCGCCGATGCGCAACTTCAGGAGTTGCTAAAGAACCCTGGCGGCGTTGCGTCGAAAGATCCAGCTTATGCGCTCCGTATGCAGGGAGCGCAACGGGCGACTGCTACGCAAGGACAGAACTCTGGCGCAATGGCAGTCGCTGGTGCGAATGCGTCAACGGACTGGTATAATCAGCGACTGGCACAGCTTGGAGGCATCTCTGGCGCGACGCAGAATCCGGCGGCAGGAGAGCAGATCTCGATGGCAGGGATGACTAATGCTAATGATCTTGCTTCAAAGTCCCTCGCCTCCATTGGCTATGGCGTGACGAGAGCAGGAGGGGCCGCCGTGCCGCCTGAAGTCCAGATGTGGCTTCGTTCCCAGGGGATTGCGATATAATGGCAGACATGTTCGGCGCGCCCATCGGCATAGGGGCAGCTGAGACTGATATGCGCCAGCAAGTGCAGGGAGCCCTGCTCGCGCAAAAGACTCTTGGCGAAATTGCACTTCAACCTGCACAGCAACAGCTGACGGAAGCTCACGCGAAGTTGTTCGGGGCAGAGGCGGAACAGAAGGCTATTGCGAATCGGAATGCGGAGAGCATGGCGACATTGGAGCTTCGTTTCCAGGAAGCCGAACGCCAACATGTTGTCGAAGGAAAGGCAGCTAGGGGCCAAGTTGCTACATTCGCAGACATTGGGCTGAATGGCCAACTGCCGAAGAACGATCCGACCCTTCGTCTTCAGCGCTTCTTAGAGTTCGCAGAGCGGGGGGGAGTTCCGGAAACGCAATTACTTCCTTTACGCAAACAGCTTGCAGAGATCACAGAGAAGGGCGCAATCGCTAGCTATCGTAACGCCCAAGCCGCCGAGCAACAGCAGAAGGTGATTAAAGACAAAGCTGAACTCAAAGGCCGTATGGCTGTAGCCGCCCTTGCAGATCCGTCTCAATACCAGCGAATACTTGCTGAAGCAATTGCTAATCCTGATCCAGAGATTTCACAGGCGGCGGCGAAACTTCCGCCTACTTGGTCGCCAGGAACTGCAAGGATTCTGGAAGCAGTTCGTCTTCAATCTATTGACACGGCAAAGCAAGCGGAACTAGCTTTAACTAAAGCAAGGGATGCATCAACAGCCTCACTTCAGCGTGCGTCGGAAGAACGGGCTAAGGCTAGCTCAAAGGTAGCGGACGAACGGGCAAGATTGATTGGCACGCAAGCGGATCTTCTTGAAAAATACGGCGGTACGAATACTGAAGCTGCAATCGCGGCAAAGAAGTCTTCGACGGCCGCCAGGAATCTTGCAACGAAAGCGAAGGAGAAAGTTCTCTATCCTGACGCGCCGATTGACGTAAAGGCTAGAAAAGTGGATCAAACTTATACCCTTCCGGATCAGTCTCGCTGGACCTGGAAGATGAATCCGACGACGGGAAAGATGGATTGGTGGAGGCCAGATGAAGTGACCCCTGCGGGAGTGAAGAAGGCGGCTCAAGCTTCAATCATGGGTCCTGCAGGGGAGGAAGACTAATGCCATTTATGAGTGAAGTTCAGGGAACTCCAGCGGCAGATATCTCCACTGGAGGCAAGTGGGCGAATGGAACTGCGGTTGGAGGACTGCCTGAGCCAACTGCGCCGCAGACATTTACGGAACAGCTTATAGGATTCCTCTCCTCGCCAGAAGAAAGGAAGCAATTCGTCCAGACACTTGGTTCTCAAGCTGCCGCTGTAGGCCAGTTCGTCGGAGCAGGCATCGGCATGGCTGCAGGTGCAGTCGCCGGAACAGCTAGAGCTGCAGAGGAGATGGTGAAAGGAAAGTCGCGGAGAGAGGCGCTTCAAGCTGGCATTGAGACTTCTGGTCGAGTTGGAGAAGCGCTCAATCCTGTTACTGTTGCGACGAAGCTTTTGGGCTATACTCCTGATAAGACTGTGATAGATTCAGCAATGTCGCAGCTGAGTCAAGCGATCCATCACTATGGAGAAAAAGTTGAAGTTGGGACGGATCGTGCATTGCTTGCAGAAAATGTGGATTTATTCGCGCAGCTCCTTATGGGCGCAGGAATGGGGAAGGCGACTGTTAAAGGGATCAAGACAGGGATGGAGAAAGTTACAGCCCCGCCAAAAGCTGGAACGTCTGCTGAGGATATGGCCCCTGTGCCTGAGGCTCAAGTTGGACTTCCTGCCCCTCGTCCAGGCCCGGCAGCTATTGAAGTTATTACACCGGAGCAAGTTAAAGGAATCTTTGACGCCGCGAAACAGAACAAGCCGCCTGAGGTTTCGGACACGGCGGCTGTTGATACCATCTTTGCAAAAGCTAAAGCTAGGGGCTTAGCGCAAGTTGGACCACAGTTGCCTGAAGATGCCATCGCGCAGTCGAAGGCTAGGATCGCAGAAGGGAGAGTGTTAGGGGAAGAGCCGCCCGTTCAGACGCAGCCGCTGCTTGTACCTGAGACTGATTCTCCCCTCGACAGCGGTCTTGCAAAATTGAAGAATGGGCAAGGTTTCCTTGTCACGCCGGAAGAGAAGATCGCCCTTCGTTCTACAATGCAAGCAGGAGGAAAGATCGTCGGCCCAGATGGAACCCCGCTTGGAACTGGATTCACTGATGCAGGGCATATTGATCCAAGACTCTTGACCGCACTAGGCGTAACCTCGGCGGCGGTATGGGCTGCGTTGAATCCAGAAGATCAAGATAAACTTGCGGGACTTGGCCTGATCGGCGCGACGATGCTAAAGGGAGATGCTAGGGCACTCGGTCCGTTGAAGGATAGTATTCATCCTTATCGGGCGGAGCTGTTTGAGAAGTTGCCGGAGGGGAAAACTGAGTTTGGAGTGCAGCAGATCACAGACTTGCTGAAGAAGCCAGAACTGCAGGCCGAGCGCCCGATCTTTGAAAGGGTACTAGCGAATGCAGAAGGCGGGCGGATCAGCGCGCACGATCTAGTAAGTGGGTTTGCGGAGGAGACGAGTGGGTGGAGGCTGACACCAAAGATAGAAAGGGCAGCCGGTCCTCATGGCAATTTAGTAGAATGGGGAACTGAGAATATTCGGCAAGCTGATTGGACTACTAATAAAGCCGTGCCCGAAACTAAAGCAATTCTCTATCGCCTTCCAGAACATATGCAGGTGTCGGATGCGAATCACTTCGGCGATGATAGACTCTTCGGCTGGACGCGATCTTTTGAAGAAGATGGAATCAGGCATGTGGTGGAGATTCAGAGCGACCTGGCGCAACATGCGAAGGAAATGCCGGAAGCTAAGCGTGCAGAGTTGCGTACTAAATATGAAACTATTGATAAGGAAGTAAAACAGTTACGAAAAGGTCTTAAGGCTCAAGGATTCTCTGAGTTCGAAATTGATCAAATACCTGAGATTCGCCGGCAGGAAATGCGCCAGCGTGAGATCAATGCAGCAATCGAGACAGGTGCTGTAACTTCCTCACTCAGCCCCATCCTCAAGAACTGGCCTCGGCGATTGATCAGGGAAGAGCTGAAGGATGCAGCGGGGGAAGGAAAAGGAGCAGTAAGATTCGCTTCCGCGGATACTGTGGCGAAGGTGGAAGGGTGGCCGAAGCGTTATGCCGAAGGAGAGGGTCCCTTAACTACAGGGCGGCTAGATGCGGACCCAGCATCCTTCAAGACAGAATTTATCGACCCAGGCCACCAATCCATCTACAACCGCTACGCCGGCGAGATCACTCGTTATCTCAAAGGTCTCGGCGGCATTGAAGTCCGTGACGCTTCTGGCCACACTTGGTGGGAAGTTCCCACTGCTTCCGCTGTCGATGCGCGGGGGAGGATTAAGATGCTTGGGAAGGCTGATCCAAAACTCCTAGGTGCAATTGCCGCGGGAGTAGCTGCTGGAGCTTATCTCCTCAACTCCGACAACCCCGACGCCCCTCGCATCGCCGGCCTAGGCATGGTC